TAAAGGAGCATAACCATGGTAGGTTCCCCTACAACAACTGAGTTTCTCGTTAAGTATGCTGATTCATTCTCAATCCCACGTGAAATAAGTACCCCTATTCTGAAAACTTTCCAGAAATGGAGAAAATCAAATGGGGATGAGTGGTCTGTAAACCGCATTAAGTCTGTCAAACTAGACTTCATCCGTATGAAAGCAGGTTTAGAACCTGTATCATCCTGGATAAAATCTGGAAGACATTCTAAGTTTGGTGGCCACTTCGGAGCGTTGGAAAGATGGTCGAAAAAGAGCTATAAGAATTGGAGTAAATCCATTCTTTTCGTTCAATTCTACACATCTCTCTACAGTCCGAAGGTGACTGACCAGCAAGAGAGGAAGTTTTTGGATGGCGTTAATGCCACACCAATTGACCTCTCTTTTGGCGATTTACAACTCCTTCGTAAGGCTGTTAATGCTGCAGGAATAGAAAGACAGTTTTGTAGAAATACAAAGCCTCTCTTAACTAGACCTGTGTCTGATACTAAACGTGAACCTCATGCAGACGGTCGTACTTTTCCGGAAGGAAATTATACAATCGAATGTGCAGGATCCTTTTATTATCAAACAGAAATTGGAACTATGTTACGTCATAAGTACAAGTCATTATTTGACCCAGTACTCAATGGCATCATCTTTTCAACTTCTTGGCATGAACCGTTGGCTGGTAGAACTCTTGATGATCGTTACGATTATCCCGACTCTGTCGGAAAGATCGGACTGATCCAAGAAGCTGGTTATAAATTACGTGCTGTTGCAAACCCTGCAAGGGTTTATCAGCAAGTACTTAAACCATTGGGCGATTCTATATATGACATTCTTAAGGTTTTACCTTGGGATTGTACACATAATCAGAATCTACCTATTTCTACAATTCAACGTCACCTTTCAGAAGGTAAAGTTGCTCATTGTGTTGATCTATCTGGTGCAACTGACAATTTTCCGCTTAAAGCGCAAATTGCTGTTCTTAACCAAATATTTCCTAATAGTGAATCTGTTGATCTTTTTGTGGACCTCTCACGAGCTCCCTGGAGATACAAAGACACATTTATTAGTTGGAAGAAAGGTCAACCTCTTGGATTATATCCGAGTTTTGGTTCTTTCGCCTTAACACATGGATTATTACTCTTCGCCTTAAACAATTATAGTCATAACAATGACTTCTTTGTTCTCGGTGATGATGTAATTATCCTTAATGATCAACTTAACTCTCGATATCGCGACATGTTGAAGAAATGGGAGTGTCCTATCTCTGAAAACAAATCGATTTCGTCAAACGTAATCGGTGAGTTTGCAGGAAGATTGATATCTCCTAGTTCAAGTTTGAGTCAATTAAAATGGAGAAATCCATCTGATGATTCATTCTTAGATGTTGTTCGCAATATCGGACCAAAGGCTATATCTTTACTTAAATCAAGACAAAGAAAAGTTGCTTTGCAACTATTCGAAGTTCCTGATTTTATGGGTGGTCTTGGGTTTAACCCCAAGGGCCTTCCACTCGAAGATCGTGTTGAGCAAGCTCTGCACTTATTCGATAAAGTAAAGAATACCAGTTACCTGAT